TAATCTTCGTTGATACTCAAAGGATTGTATGTTGCATCCATCATACTTTGTCCACCACCAGTTTGTGTTGGAATACGTCTTTGGTGAATTTCATTTTTTACTCTGTTCACATAACCCATTGCCATATGTGCTGGCATATTTCCTACATCAATATAAAATACACGTCTTTCTGGAGCACGTTGCACTCTATAAATGATAATAGCATCTTCTAGTAATTCTTTTTGTTTGTAAACTTTGAACACACTTTCAAGTACACTTTGTCCAAAAGGCCAGTTAGGATCTAGTCCTTCTGTCAAACTAATGTGTACAATATGCTTGGCATCAACTGAAATTTCGCCTGTGGTATTACTAAAACGGCTACCTGATCCAGCACTGTCTGCTCCGCCTAAGGTGTAAACATTACTTCCACCATAAGATGCAGCTCCGGAGGCATCTCCGCCCTGTTGTCCTGTTCCAATATCACTGTGCTGAGGCTGAGTAATACTAAGATTTTCCAAGTTTACATTAATATTTTTGAGGACATATTGCTCAGGTTCTTTTCCAGCACTTTCATTTACAATAACTTTAACAACATCAGCATTGTCTACCCAATTCCACTGGAAAGTTTCTGGATCTCTTACAAATACCTGGTCGCCATATTTAATTGCATTACGGAAAATTTTAAACATTCTACGCCCGAAGTCATTTAAACTGATCCAATTATAAAGTGCCTCTCTTATAACTGTTACTTCAGTGTCGCTGGGCTCTTCTTTAAAAAATATATCAAACGGAGTTTTGTTTTCAATGTTTGTTTGTGTACTAAATTCACTTAATATGTCTAGTGCGGCATTAATTTCACTGTCAGCGTCCATTGCTTCGTATTGGTTATATCTTTCAATACGATTAGGATGACCAGTATAAACTTCAGGTAACATACTCTGATAGTGTTTGTAACCTACGTCAGGAGTATTTGAACCTCCCATTAAGTTGCCAGTCATATTACTCTGATCAACTACTTTAAAATATTTTTTCCAGCTCATTGTTTTTTCCGTATTCTAAATTATGTACTATCTTACACTATAACATAGTATAGTACTTATTACAACCTTATTGTAAAAGTCTAACCATTTTTTCTGCATTACGGTTAAATTTACGCATTTCCATTGTCATTGTTGGGTCATAGCCCCCTGTACTAGCGTCTGCTAATCTATCAATTTTTTGTGCTAGTTTTTCAATTGCACTCATATCCATATTAACTGGTACGTTTCTATTGTTTTGTAATGGAATAACTGCTTCGTTGCTTTGTCCTTCACCTATCATTGCTAGAGTAGGTTGTCTTACTATTCCGCCGTCTTCAAATCCAAGAGCCTCTTTTCCATAATTAAATAGTTTTCCTATACTTCCAAATCTTTCACCGCCTGACATAACACCTTGTCCAATTGCTTCACCAAGAAAACTTCCAATTATTCCACCTAAGACTGATATTAAAGGACCGCCCGCCATGCCAATCGTTGCTCCGATAGCACCACCAGTTAATGAACCACCACCGGCACCGATACCTTCTCCAACACTTCCTGTTTCTGCGGCTGTAACACCGCCAGTTAGTGCTGCACCTATATATGGTAGTTTTTTTAAAAAGCTACCCAATACACTGGTAGCACCTTTAAGTAATGGCCCAGGTGGTGGTTTAACTGAAGTACCGGTAGCCGCATTAGAAACCACTTTGGTGGCATCATCTATAGTATTTCCAACTGTTGGAGCGACACCTTTGAATTTATCAACTATTTGATTAACTATTTTAGAGAATCCTGATAATGCACCAGTTGAAGCCGTTGTGGCTGCTGTAAATTTACTTAATTCTTCAGGTGTTGCATTGGCTAATGCATCTTTTAATGCGTTAACACCATCTGCAATAACAGTTATAGTGTCTTCAGTGAGGCTGTTAAACAGCAATCTTGTAGTTTTGCCAATATCTTCCGCGAGCATACCTGTGGCGACAATTGCTTGGCTTGCCTTGTCTAATTTAGGCTGGTTGGATGCCTCTAGAAATTTGTCAAAATTTCCACCAAAATCATTAGCGACTGTTTCCGCCATTTTGGTAAATGATCGCATGCCAACACCCATACTTACTACGTTCATTGAAAAATCATTAAATGGTGCTAATTGCTCAGCATCTTTAGCATAGGCCTCCTGAGCTGAAGCTTGACTTGCCATGGCTTTTACAAAGTCACCAATACTTAAATTACCTGCATTTAATCTATCTGCGACCTCATTTAATGCAACACCAAGTGGCATAGTTCCCTGCAATAGCATATTTGCGGCAGGATCACCAATTACAACACCTTGTCCTAAAAACTTTGCTCTGAATGCTTCCATTGCAGAACTGTTAGCACCAAATCTTTTTTCTATAGTTTCAAAAATAGCCCTGGCATTAGTTTGTGCTATAGGATCCATCCGACTAAGTTTCATCTCTACATCGGCTCTACGTTGTTTAACTGCTAAATCTTGAGCTAATATCTTTCTGTCTTGACCAGTTAATGATGCTAGTAAAGTCATTTCTTTGGCAAAGTTTGCACCAGCAGCAGCTTGTTGCTGAGTTGTTAATGTAGTAAAGGCTGAGTTTCGTGCATTCGCGGCAGTGAATGACATCAACATATCTGCGGCATCTTCACCTGAAAGACCTAAGTTTCTAAATTCACCTCTAAATCTCTGTGCTTCAAGTAAAATTTCAGAAAAACGCTTGGCACCTAATCTAGCACTACCACCAAACATTTGTAGTGCTTCACTGTTGGACCTAACAAGACTAGTCATTTGTGCTAGACTTATATGACTATTAGCCGCAACACGTTCTAGTTCAAAGAAACTATTTGAGAACATAGCACCAGTACTTGATAATCCTCTAAATGTATCTTGTAGATTAGCAGAATGAGCAATCATTGCTCCGCCAAATGCGCCAGCAAGTGGTCCAACAATCTTAAAATGACTTGCTAAACCTTCAACATTTTTTCCAAAACCTTCAAGATTCATGCCAACGCCGGCAGTTGAAGCTCCAAACTTAATAACAGAAGACGCACCATCTACAAGTTTACCTAGAAACCCGGTCATTTTACTGGTAAAACTTCTAGAAGCTTCAGCGGCTTCGTCTAATTCCTCGCTAAAAGTATCTACTTTGTCAGTTGCGGCATCAAGGTTTAGAGTAAACGCCTTACCAGATTTTGCCATATCTGCAAGTTCTTTACCTGTTTTTTTTAAATTTTCCGTGTTGGAACCTGAGACACCTTCTATTTTTTCTAGAAGTCTGCCTAATGTTTCTTCACTGGCCGCACCTTGCAATTCAAAGGATTGACCATCTATAATTAAATTTACTGCCATTATCTACCCAGATAAATACTATATAGGTTCATATAGTTATTTATCGGAGCAAACATATGTCAGAAAATGAAAATCCATTATTAGGCTACTTTCGTAAGCCAGAAGTGTTTATTACACTACCTAGTAAAGGAAAATACTACAAAGAAGGCACAATTGATATGCCCCCGACTGGAGAAATTGGTATATTTCCAATGACAGCCAGAGACGAGCTATTAATGAAAACACCAGATGCATTACTCAATGGTAGTAGTACTGCTGAATGTATTAGAAGTTGTGTACCTGCTATACTTGATCCATGGGATATTCCTAGTATAGATATGGATGCAATACTTGTTGGAATTCGTATTGCAACATATGGCCCAGAACTTGATGTAACTAGTACATGTCCAAAATGTCAAAATGTAAATGATTTTGCAGTTCAATTAAGTAACTTACTTGACGAAACTGGAAAATGGCATTTTACTGAAGAACTTCAAATCGAAGACTTAACTTTAACATTTAATCCTCTAACCTATAAGGAAATGAACAGTGAAAATTTAAGACAGTTTGAAGAAAGTAAAATACTGAGAATTGTAAATGATGAAAATTTAGATGACGAACAAAAAACCAAAATGTTTCAAGATGCATTTTTAAAACTTACAGTGTACACAGTTGAACTAATTGGCAAAACTATTAAAAGTGTAAGTTCTCCAGCTGGGACAACCAGCGACCCTGAACATATTTCAGAATTCCTCAAAAATGCAAGCCGTGATATATTTTCAAAAATACAAGATCACCTAGAAGAGCAAAAGAAAACCAATGGCTTTCAAGAATTCAAAGCAGTATGCACTGAGTGTAGCAATGAATACTCAACGCCTATAGCATTTGATAATTCAAATTTTTTCGCATAAGGCTTCTGGGCCTTAGCAACGAAGAGATTGCTAAGTTGATCAAGAAATTAGACTCAGAAGCCGAGACACTAAAAACTGAATTACTTAGAATCGTATGGTATATGCGAGGTGGAATCTCTTTGGATCAAGCATATATGCTATCTCAGAAAGACATGGAAATCATTCAAATAATAGTCAAAGAGAATATTGATAACACTAAGAAAAGCGGATTACCTTTAATTTAAAAAATGAACTACGTTCATTTGTAACTTCGTTTGCACTCGTTACAATTTACTTCTTATGATTATATTAACGAATGAGCAAAGCGAAATGAGTTAAAGTACTTTATGCAGATAGCTTCAGTCAGACGGAACCTGTTTAAGGGTTCCGTCTGTCTTGGTGCTTTACGCTCTTTATGCGAGTGTTATCCAGCCTAGACTTGGAAGTAGGTGTTTGTTTATACACAAGTTTGATGGGCTCTGACCTTTCCCAACCTACGTCGACATACATTATAAATGTTACCCCACGCCTCGTTCCTGTTGCCATGGGTTTTTTCAAACTATGTTGTGTTTTTTGATTGACAGCAATCAATCTATACTAACCGGTGAGCCCAATTTGTTTGATGGCTTCCACACTCTGGTGTGTTGATCGGTATGTTGCGTGTGCTCCTATACGGATGCTTTTTTCACGGCGGTATTATAAAACTGGCCCGCTAACCTTATGTGCTGAACTATTGTTGATTTTGCTTGTGTGCCTGAATGCCTTCGAGTAGGATTTTACTTGCTCCTACCCTGCAATTTATTATGCCGTTGTAATATTCAGTTGATAATAAAACTTCACGATCAAATTGTTCTTTTGCTTCAAGGTAACTTAACATTCCCCTGCTATTGCAAAAGTATAATATTTCACGAGTAAAGTTTTCTGTGCCTAGCTCTGCTACATCTGCCTTAAGGTGATCTGATGATCCCCAGTATGTCTGCCAATCGCTTTCTACTGTTGATCTGCGTTTGTTCTTTTTGCCTTTAAGTGGTGGTCTGGTTTTTTTAAATTGTGCTAGTTTTTTGCCAATGTATTTTTTGTTGCTTTTTGTGTTTGTAATCAAATATACAAAGCCCACAGTTCCTTTGGGTAATTCAATAATAGTTTTGTTATTATATAACCAAGGATCCATGTGCTTTGTATATATGCTATATTTTATAAAAATTGTGTTTTGTGGATCACTTATAGTGTTTTCACAAATTCAATACACTCTTTGCGTCGCTCTTTACATGCTACCGCAATTGCTTGAAGTGCTTTACGAGCTCGGCCACTTGCCACTTTTTTCTTTTTAACAGTTAGCTCTTCGTGTTGCTTGATGTATTCTTCCATCATTTCCACGATTGTGTCGTGTGCTGACATATATTTTCTCCTATACTATTTCAACATCTGTATTATAACTTGTGAAACCATTCTCTTTGGTTACAGTAAGTATGTTGTTTACGCGACCAGCAAGTTCGTCTTTGTGCGACACTAGCCACACACTTTTCTTACGCTCTCTACTGATCTTCTTAAGTATTGCAAGTGAATTTTCAACTCCACTTGCATCCATACCACTATCTACTAATTCGTCAATAAACAATAAATTAATAGGTTGATATAAGTTTTCCCAAACATCACGGAACGCCCAACTCATTGAAAGTATAAGTCTGTTGCGTTCTCCTCTACTTAGATTGTCAAAATCTAAGTCTCGTCCTAGTTCTGTAATTTCTACAGTTAAATCGTTTTGGAATACAACTGCATGTGGTAGTCCAATACGTTCAAGATAATATGCTAGACGCTTGTTTAAGAATGCTAAATTCTGATCAATAATTCGTTTTCTAATAAAACTATCTTTGCTAGTTAGTAGTTTTTGCAAAAACTCTTGGTGTTCTTTAACTCTAACTAATTCATTCAGTGTATTATAATTTAGCTCTACGATTGCTGTATCCTGCATTTCTTGAATCTGCTCTTGATAAGGATCAGTTTGATTGCTTAAATTATTACATTCACTTTTTAATTTATCCAAACTACTTCGATGATTGTAAGCATCATCCAAAGATTCATAGAATACTGTTGGTAATTCTCCAATATCTCCTATATCTTCCAGTGTTTTTGCGAGTGTATCTTCTTGTATACTGTTATTCTCAACTACTTCAACTGCTTCTTGTAGCATTTCTTTTTTACTTGCAATCACTGCTTGTTGCTTGTTATCATGTATTTCTTGTCCACAAGCATAGCATTTGTGATTTTCCAAACTTTCAATTTCGCTTTGTAGTTTTTTGATAATTTTGTTATTACGTTTTGTTTCTGATTGTAGTCGATCTAGTGCACCTGAGGCTTCTTTTTGTGATCTTTGTTTGGATTTGTATTCTTTACGTTTGCCGTGTGCATCAATTTCTTCATTAATATCAATGTGACTAAGTTTATCAATTGCATCTTCAAGCTCGGAAACTTCAGTGTTGTGTTTGTCCTGCCACAACTTTTGTCGTCTTTTTAAACTTTCAACTTGATCCTCAATACGAGAATTGGCATCAGCAACACTTTTAATGTTGTACTCTTCTTGTGTTATCATTTCTTTGCTTGTTTTAAGTTGCTCTTTTAATGAGTCAGCCTTTTCACTAAGCATAGTGATACCAAGTAATTGTTCAATAATAGCACGTTGATCGTTTGCTTTCATACTAAGAAATGGTTCAGTGTAAGTATTCAATGCAACAACATGTTTAAACATATCGTGGCTCATGCCTAACAGTTCTTCAATTGCCTTTTGTGTTTCTCTGCTATCGCCTTGTGCATTGTCATCGGCTTCTTGTTCAGTGTTGTTGATATAAAATTTTAGTACATTTGGTTTTCTGCCACGTTCAACACGATATGATAATCCTTCTAATTCAAACTCACAGGTAACCAGCATATTTTTACTGTTAGTTTTGTTTACTAAATTGTCTTTGCGAATATTTGTAAGTGCATTACCATATAATGCATAACTTAGTGCATTGATAATTGTTGTTTTGCCTGTTCCGTTACGACTACCTGCATCGCCTCCTCCTGTGTCTAAGTTTTCACCTAGTACTAGTGTAAGATCATCGCGATTAAAGTCAATGGCTTGTGTGGAGTTACCCACACTCATAAAGTTTTTGACTGTGAGGTTGTCTAGTTTAAACAATTATAGATTCCTGTAAATATCCATTAGTAGATTATTGTCATATACATCACTGTTGATTGCTTCTAATTGACTAAAGACAATACTATCAACACTTTCAAAGTTTACGTCAACTGTCTCATCAAAGTCAGTGTCAATGGTTTTTTGTGGTATAAGTGCTAGTTCACGTACATCATATTGTTCAGTAAAAGTTTCTCTAATAAAGTTTGCTTCTTCGTAACTAATATCAATATCAAGATGCACCCTTGCATATGTTTTTGGCAGTAATAATTTGTCTGGATTGTCCAGTAAATTACTAAGTTTTAGTACTCTGTATTTTGGTGCATTTTCCCATGCTTTATAAACATGTGGCTTGCCCCATTCAAGAAACATACATCCACGTTCATCATCTCCAGCATCACTGTAGTTGTGTGGAAATGCATTTCCAATGTAAGTTATGTTTTTTCGTTCCTGTCTTTTATGAAAATGTCCAGTGAATACTCTTTCTATGCCTTGAAACGCATTGGCTTTAAGTTCACCGTGATCAGGCATTTGGATCATTGCATTCATATAAAAGTGTGGAAGTTCAAAATGTCCAATCATATACTTGGCTTCAAGTTTGTGCATTTGTTTATACTCATCACCAACAAGCCAAGGAACAATCGCAACATTACCTTCCACTGTAATATCATTGAAAAATCTTAGATTTGGTATATGCCTGACCCATGCTACACTATTAAAGTCTCGCTTGTCTTTATAGTATTCATCATGGTTACCTGGAATAAAAATTAACTGATCAAATGCTTGGCTAAGTTTAGTCAAAGCATCAATACTATAATTTAGTGTAGCAACGTTGATACTTGCTCTATGATGATGCCAATCACCAAGAAACAAGCAAGTTTCACAGTTTTGTTGTTTTCCCTGTTGTATTATCCATTCAACAAATTC